AGATCCAGTATGCTTTAATAGCCCAGGAGACCCACGAAGATGGGGGAAAGCACTTACATGCTTGTATACAATCGGCGCAACCTTATTCGTCGCCACACTACATAAAAAAACTTAAAGAAAATTATCCTACTGAATATAAAAGAATACATGTCAAACCTTGTCGTTCATGGCCTCACGCTAATGAATACTGTACTAAGGAGGACCCCGAGCCTCTCATCTATGGTACCCCTCCACAGGAGACCGATCCTATTGAGAAACGTCTTCGGCGCACTCTTGCTAGTCTCGGCAACGATCGCACTTTTATACGAGGCCTTCACCAAGCTATCAGCGACTCTGATCCAAAACACAAATATCTCTTCCTCTTCGATCAATATTTAAATTAAATTTATAAACTTTTATTATCTTGTATATAATAAAACAAAACAAACTATGCCAAATGATCCAGGATCCACGAGCTCTAACTACAATATGAGCAAGTCTTCATTAAACTCTACTAGACTTCCCCGCCGTAATAAAAAGGCGCCATTTACCAAAAAACCCAAAGCTGCTAAAAAAGTAGTAGTAGACAACAAACAGTCTCAAATGATCAATCGCTTATCAAAGCAGATATACCACTTAGAAATGTCTAAGTATGGTAAAGTTCAACAAAATTATCACACTCTACGCAGCGTAATCAATCCCACGGGTGCAGCCCCGTGTTGCTTAGACCTAACAGATTTCACTTGTTCACGACCCACGGGTCCCTCTGGAGCAACCGGCGCAGGTGTTTATCAACACGCAGGTGCCACTAATCCACAAGTAACAAATTGGTCAATAGTCCCTTATTCAAACAATATTTATTGGGAGAATCAGAATTCAGATCAACCAGACACCGGTTCATATCTCGCTATGAACGCCACATATTTCGTAGAAGTCAAAGGTGTCAACGCTCTCGATAATACCCGTATCCGCTTCGATGTGATCTCCCAAAGAGCAGAAGCTTTAGCCCTAGACAATTTCGACGCAGCCGTATTGCCCGAAACCCTAGGATATATGAAACATCTAGCTCAGCCTATGGGCGCTGCTTCCAATCGTATCAATCCGACCTTTTTCAAGAAATACTTTACAAAAACAGTATTTATCAATTCTTCCAAAACAGACCAATATTCAAAGGGTACCACCGCGAATATTATGCGATTCTCGTTTAAAATCAAACCTAACAAAGTCTGTACACAGCGCGTTACTCGTCCCACCATAGGATCTTTAGACCCGGCCGCAGAAGTAAACAATGGTAACTTCGGTCCGGAAAATGTACATCCAACACAACCACTCTGGCTAGTAATTTCTACAGATGATCTATCCTCAATCGGTGACGCAGTTTCCGTTGATATTTCCCGCAGAATAGTCTGGCGAGACACTATAGGTGCTGCGGTCTTCTAAACTCTCTAACGAAAAAACCCTTCGGATCCTCTCTTCTTCCCGGACATGCTGGCTCCCCGTTTGCTTTAGCACACGGGGACCAGTATGTCCCCGTTAAAGAAGCATTTTCAATCCATCCATAATTCAAAATTCTTTCTAACATACCGCCAGGTATGTCTTTAACTTTTATATACCATGGCCCATAGGGACATACAGTATATAAAACTTACAGCCGACTCTAAATCAAAAGGAGCAAAAAAGGCTGTAACAGATTCATTCGAAAATTCTATTTTACTTTTGAAATACCATCAAAATGACGAATGAAGATGACTTTTCATTTTATTAAGCCCATGGGAGCTAGAGGATTGTACATGTTCATTACCGTACAATCCAAATGACAAAGATGACGATTACACTTAAAGGAATTAAAATTTAAAAAAAAAAATAATTATCTTAATCTATAATAAATGACGAATAGAAACCCAGTGAAAAAGGTTTTTATTACCTGGCCTCAGACTGCCACCTCCAAACAAGAGTTTTTGACTTGTCTTAACTCTCTTTTTAAGATCCAGTATGCTTTAATAGCCCAGGAGACCCACGAAGATGGGGGAAAGCACTTACATGCTTGTATACAATCGGCGCAACCTTATTCGTCGCCACACTACATAAAAAAACTTAAAGAAAATTATCCTACTGAATATAAAAGAA